GGAGAGCTTGTTCTTATTTGTGAACTTGAGATAGTTAAGGAGTTTAGGGGTAATGGAATGATGCGGAGTATTTATCTTGAGATATATAAACTGAATCCAAACATTAAGTATGTAGCTTGGGGCAGACTTTACAAGTACCCAGGCAGAGGTATTAAGTTATTAGACGCTAAACAAATTAAGAGGAGAATAACATGGGCGGAGCAGGCTGGTTAACCCCAGTAATGTTTTTATCAAAGACAGTCTTTGGGCTTATTAATAAAGGTGGCAAGGCTGACCCTGTGAGAGACCCTTTCACAGCCCCAGGAACGACAGCTAAAGCAGATGCAGCCGCCGCTAAGACTAAAGCAGCATCACAGGCTAAAGAAACTATCTTGTCAAGGCAGAGGTCAATATCAAGGAATAGATCAGTTTTCACTAATCCATTGGGATTATCAGGCGAAGCGTCAACCATTAGAAAAACATTGACAGGACAATAATAGGGGATATTATGCCAGACCAAAAAAAAGGCTATGCTTTCCCGAGAGCATCAAAGCTCTTGCAAGAATATAAGGTGTTAAAAGGACAGCGAGGTAACTTTGAAAGCTACTGGCAATCCTTGCATGACTATTTCTATATTGAAGCTAATGACATCAACAATAGTTATTACCCTGGAACAGAACTATCGGTTGATTCTCTATGGGATTCTACAACGCTTGAATCTGCGGATGTATTGGCTTCAGGCTTTATGAACTATCTTACACCGCCTACTAGTAAGTGGTTCAGTCTTAAATCAAAGAATCCCGAGTTAGCAGATAACAAGGCAGTATCAACATTCTTACAAGAGGTGGCAGAGCAAGTCAGTTATACTCTTAACAAGTCAAACTTTAACAATCAGATCATATCCAATTATAAAGGTTCAGGAGTTTACGGAACTAGTACCATAATTACAGAGGAAGATGATAGGACAGATGCTAGGTTTAGAAGTATGCCTATTAAGAACGTATGCCTGAAGGAGAGTTTTACAGGCGAGGTCATTGGTTACTTCATTGAGTTTGAGTTTACAGCAGAGCAGGCGGCTTTAAAATGGGGAATAGAGAAGTTGTCGGATGATATGAAAGCGGAGTTAGCCCCAACAGCAACCCCAAAGCATCAGAACCATCCATTTGTCTTATACATAGCAGAGAGGTTCAAGCGTGATATACGAAAGACAGACAAGTCTAACCTACCTATTGAAGCGGTATGGATAGATGAAGCGGCAAAACTGACAGTTGATGAAGGTGGATATTATGAAATGCCTGTAGCTTGCCATAGGTTTGATAAGAGAATGGGTATACCTTGGGGATATAGTCCTGCAATGAAAGCCCTACCTTTTGCAAGGTTGCTCAATGCAGCGGCTAAGACTAACCTAAGGTCAATGATGAAAGCTACTGACCCTGCTGTAGCAGTACCAGACAATGCCTTTCTAATGCCATTCAACCAGAATCCAAGGGCAGTCAACTATTATAAGAAGGGCAAGATGCAAGGTGGGCGTAATGATATATTTTCCTTTGGTACGTTTGGTGATCCCAAGGCAGGCATGGCAGCAGTAGAGTATTATTCATCCCAAGTCAAAGCAATCATGTTTAATGATACCTTTCTAGCGTTCAATCAGATAACTAAGGAAATGAACAATCCTGAGATAGCAGAGCGCATCAACGAGAAGATGACATTGTTAGGCCCAGCAGTTGGTAGGTATATCTCTGAAATGCTCAACCCTACTATCATAAGGACAATAGGCATACTCTCAAGGAAAGGCAAACTACCTAAAGCGCCTGACGAATTTATGATGTCGCCTGAGTACGAGATAGATTTGATAAGCCAGTTAGCACAGGCACAGAGAAGGTCAGAGCTTAACGCATTAATGACAGGCTTGCAGTTAGTAGGTAGTATGGCTGAAACAGTACCAAGTGTTCTTGACAAAATCAATTCAGATGAAGTAGTTGATTTGGCATGGGATATAATTGGAGCGCCTGCTAAAGCATTGAGGAGTGATGAAGAATTAGACGCTATTAGAGAATCAAATGCAGAACAAGCAAAACAGGCTCAATCAATGGCGTTGGCTCAACAAGGGGCTGACGTTGTAAACACAGGAGCTGATGTAGACTTGAAATTAGCAAATGCTCAAAAGGCAAGTAAAGAATAGATATTAACCCCTATGTACCAACGAGCATATGCTCAATAAGGAAAACATGACCGACCTAACAGATATAAGAATAGTCAAAGGATTACAGAGCAATCTAAGAGTTACATTTGATAGCCCTTGTGGTAAAGAAGCTATGAAGTTTATTAAAGAGATTGGCTCATGGACACCCAATATGCTGGACACCAACGAAACGAATGATATTATCGCTAGGGATGCAAATAGGCGATTAATAGGAATGATTGATACAATATTAACATTAACACCAGAGCAAATCGTTGCTTTGGCAAACAAGAAAGAGGATTAACTATGGCAAATCTCGATCCGGTAACCCCGGGCAATCCTGACCCAGTCGCAGTAGCAGAACCAGTAACACCAGTAGCAGCACCAGTATCAGAGCCTATGGTACCAACCATGACATGGAAGGACAAACTAGGCGCAGATTTAAGAGGTAGCCCTTTAATGGGGAAGTTTGAAGATACAGCCGAAGGATTAAATGCAGCATTTGAAAGCCATGCTAACCTTGAACAGTTGTTAGGGCATGAGAAAGTGCCTATCCCTCAAGGGCCTGAAGATGTTGAGGGGTGGAATAGGTTTAGTAAAGCTATGGGAATACCTGATGCAGCCGAGAATTATGGTCTTGCAGATGCACAGCTTCCTGAATCAATGGCAGGGATAACTATTGACAAGAACAAGTTTGCCGATATAGTTCATGCTCATAAACTGACACCAGCACAGGCAAAGGGGCTTTGGGATTCTTACCAAGCCATTAATGTAGACACTTACCAGAAAGCACAACAAGCACTTGATAGCCAACTAACTGATACAGTTAATAAGCTAAAGGGTGAGTGGGGTGATGCCTATGATGCCAACGTAGAAATGGGGCAGCTTGTTATTAATAAATTTGGGGCAGACCAAGAAGCGGTTGATTTCATTACAGCCACATTGGTTAAAGACCCTAGGGGTGTTAAGTTCCTTGCTAAGATAGGGGAGCAATTCGCAGAGAATAAGATAGGCGAGTTTGTAACTAAGAGATTCAGTCTAGCACCTGAAGAAGCACAGAATGAGATCGATAAGATGTCAAAGGATATGGAAGGCCCTTACATGAATCAAAGTGGCAACCATACGCCACAGGAGCATGACGCGGCAGTTGCAAGAGTTAATATGTTGCGTGATTCAATAAACAAGCTCAGAGGATAAGCGTAAGCCCTTCTAGTTTGTGTAGTATCAGCCGACAACCGCAAGACCGGCAACTTAGGAAAATGCAACACAGCGGCCCTTTAATAAAGATAAGCCAAAGTAAAGCAAAACTGGTTAAACTTTAATTAAGAGGAGAAAATCGAATGTCAGATACTCAAAGCACAATATACGGTCAAGCGTATAGCCAGAATATTATGCAATTAGCACAGCAAAAATATTCTAAATTAATCAATACTGTTTTCATGAAGCCAAATGTAAATGGTAAGACGTTCTTCCAAGACCAAATAGGTGAATGGTCTATGGAAACAAAAGGCGCAAGAAATGCAGCAACACCTAACAACGATCCTAACTTAGCCCGAAGAATGGGTACTATGATCGATTACCACGACAATAGAATGTTAGATCGCGGTGATGAATTAAAGACAATCTCTGATCCAAAGAGTGCCTACACGATAGCGGCAGCTCAATCATTAGGTAGACAGATTGATGATGTTATTCTCGCAGCAGGGTATTCCGATTCAAAGTCAGGCGAAACAGGCAGCACGACTGTTACTAATGGAAATGTTCTGTTAGTTACAGCCAACACTTTGACTATGGCAGAAATTGTTTCAATCAAGCAAACAATGGATGAAGCTGATGTGCCAGATGATGAAAGGTATTTCGTTACTGACCCTACATCTTTAGGTTCATTATTGAATGTTGAACAAGCAACTAGCGCAGACTACACCACAGTTAGAGCCTTAGTCAATGGAGAGATTAACACATGGCTAGGATTTAATTGGATTAAGTCAACGCGTGTTTCTGCGGTAACATCCCTTTCAGGTCTTGCTTATAATAAGTATGGTATTTGTTTAGCAATGGCAGCCGCACCTATGGTGAGGACTGATGAAAGAGAAGATTTGTCTTATTCATGGCAAATCTATTATGAATTAAATGTAGGAGCAGTTAGACTTGAAGAAGCTAAATGTTTAGTTGCTTATGCAGGTACTTAATAATAATTAATATTAACAATCTCCGCGCTATATGCGAAAAGAGGATATAACAAATGACAACAGTCAAATCAGTAAACGTAACAAAGTACGATAATGGCGGAAGCGGTGATAATGTAGTCGCTGATGGCTTTATCAAAACAGTTGAAAACATATGGATGGATTCATATGTTATTGCAGCGGCGGTACCTTCAACATCTTCAATTAAGATTGCAGAGATCCCAAAGAATAAGAAGGTAACAGAGGTAACAGTCCATTTTCCTGTTTGTACTGCTCCGGCAACAAACTCGACAGTTTATTGCGGAACAGGTGCAACGACCTCTCCAACTCAATATTTCGGCACTATGGTTTTCAATGGTGATACCCAAAAGACGACTATTGATTTAGGAACAGGTGGAACATTAAGGCTATCTGCTGTTGAAACTAACAAAATGCAAGCCTTGCCTGTTGATGTCGGTATCTACTTAACAGTAGGTGGATTAGGTATCACAGTAACAGGTGGAACGATCCGTACAATAGTAAAATATACTTAAACCCAGGGGCAGAGGGGTAGGACTTAAAATCTTACCCCCTGCTCGCATAAAGGAATGTTATGGCGATTTCAAAAGTATCTATTGCCAATAAGGCATTAACCGAAGTTGGAGCAACACCTATCACAGCATTAGATGATGAAACTAATAATGCTAGGATAGTCAACAGGGTTTATGAAATCTCTTTAAAGTCTATTCTGTCTGAGTGTAAGTGGAACTTTGCAACAAAGAGGGCTTTGTTATCTGTATCATCAGACACTTTGGCTTGGTACGATACAGGCGAAACAGTTGTCTACACTAAGCCTGCGGATATGATAAGGATATTCGGTGTAAGTTATAGGCCTGCTATTTGGCGAGAAGAAGGGGATTACATTATCTCTGACACATCATCCTTGGGCGTTAGATATGTATATTATCTTGATGAACCGACAAAGTATTCAATATCTTTTGTTGAAGCCTTTATTGACAAACTATGTTCAGATGTAGCCTATATGATTGTCAACTCTAAATCGCTAGGGGATAAGTTTCTTGAGGTTTACGAATCCTTATCTTTACCAAAAGCATTGTCCGAGAACTCGCAGACAGGGCAACAGCAAGAGATTTTAGATGATGCTTGGATTAGATGTAAAACCCAAAACTCACAGGCAAATGTATAATGGTAAAGAACCTAAAGACAATATCTGATGCAGGGCCAATAGTCTTACATGGCATGAGGACAGCAGATGCTCAAGATGCTCACCCTATATTAATAGGAGAAGATGGCGACTTGGCAGGTTCTTTACGTGGAAGCCTAACACATCAATCCCCAGCGAATGTAACAACCGCAAGTACACAGGTAATAATCACATCTGGTAAAGTTGCAATGATGGTTCAAAACATAGGGGGTTCAATAATTTATTTTGGTGGGTCAGGGGTTACGTCAAGCAGTTATGCCTTTAAAATAGTACCAACACAGATAGTTGATTTCGGTGGTGTCAAGTCAGGGTTTAACTTTTATGTAATATGTTCAACTGGAACAAGTACGTTAGGAATTGCAGAATATGCGTAGATATATATTAGCACTTTTAATCCTTTCTATTCCTTTTATAGCATATGCTCAGTATGCCCCAATAACTGAGTTTGTTGAGGAAGATGGTTCACCTTCGACTTATCCCTATAAGGTTGTTGTGGATGATGGCTCTTTGACGGATAACCTAGATAGCACAATAAATATAAAAACAGTTGGAACAATAACTACAACTACTAAATTTTGTATTGATACTGACAATGACACGTGCTGGTTTAAAACGGACAACAATACTTCAGTACTTACTATTAACGATTATGTAGCCATTAAAATGTTAA